GATTGGTGCCGCAGCGGCGCTACGTGCGATGGCAGCCACCGCAACAGCGCTGACAACGTCTGCGTGGTGCTCTAGTGGGCGATCAATTCCGCTGCGGGTGGTGCCATGCGCGCACGTACCGTCACCGTCAGAATTTCGGCGGGCCGCTCGGGATGAGCATCCGCCTTTGTAAAGCATGCCTCCCGAAGGTTAAGGCGATCGACGTGGGTGGGGTTGTGGACGTGGTTGCGGCGGAGTTCTCCACGACGTTCCGTATCATGCAGCAAGCGGCCTAAAGCCGGGCGGGCGACGGCCGATAGGAAGGGTGGGAGGCAAGCACATGAACGCAGGGCCCAAGACGCTGACGATGTTGCGGATCGCCGATCTCGAGATTCAGAGCGACAAGAACGCAGCCACGCGCGAGTTTCGCCGGGGGCAGCTCAAAGCGATGGGCGATTCAATGCACGTGCTCAACTTGGCGATCGCACAGTGCCGATCGCTGCGGCAACCCACATCGCAGCTGGAAGAGGTGCGCGAGGCCCTCCGGATCATGCTCTTGGCGATTTGACACAATCAGTGCAGGCGTGCTAGTTTCCTGGCTTGGGAGGCTCGGGGACGATGACAGAGGACAAAGCGGAATTCTGGCAAGACTTGCAGCACAAGACGCAAAAGGAATTGGGACGCGTTAACGATCAGCTAGCGCTGATTAAGGATGAACTGTGCAATGTTGAGGGGCGCGACGCGCTAACACGTGCCCGCAACGCCGCACAGCGCATCCGCGACCTAGCGCGGGAGAACGATGCGGAGCAACTGCGCTCGCGCGAGGCCACTGCTACCGCGGCGGCGCTGCGGCTCTTCATCGACAGTGAAATGGACACCGTGCACTACTACGGGCCGCGTGGGCATGAATCATCGTGCCCCGGATGCATCTATGAGCGCGTGGGCGAGATCGGGCGCCGTATCGCTGCGCTCGCGCCACTGTGGGAGGAGTTCACGCGCATGGGCTTGGGCATGTGCCATCCCGCCGCGTGCTCTTGCCGTCGCTGTGAGATCCTCGCGCTGATCGCGAAGTTCGAAGCAAAGGACAAGAACAATGCCAATGGATGACGACTACGAACGAGATCCCGAAGTAATGGAAGCGGTCATGCAACTTAGCATCGCGCAGCTTGGCAAGGCGCTGGACGGAGCACGCGATCCAAACGATCCGACATACGCCCGCGTGCGTGCGGCTGCCGTGGAGATTTGCCGGCAAGCGGGCATCCTCGATATCTTGCGCGCAGTGAGCGCAGACGGGGCATTGCGCCCGCCTCCGCCGTGGCCTGCCGCTGATATCGTCCCCGTTGGCGGCGCGGTTGGGTGGCTCGTGGTGGCCATCCGCACGGCGTACAAGGGAGGTGTGGCGCAGTGCGAGGAGAGGATCAAGATCAAGGGGAAGCCCACACAGGATCAGATCGGCAGCGCCTACGATCGGGGCTACTGGCGCTTGAAGCGCGCAATCAAGGATCAGGAGCGTGGCAAGTGAACGAGGCGGAGAAACCCAAAAGCGCGTACGCGAAACTGATCGATGCTCTTGAAGCGTACGCGGAGGCAACGGGCGATCGCGTGAAAGTCAGTATCCGCCCACAGCGCGGCGTGCGCGACCGTCCGAGCGTGGATATCGACATGAATGATCCGAAGCTTATGAAACAAGGGGGCGGTAGTGAGCGATAACGAGTACGCGGCAAAGATGGCGAACGCTCTGATTGTCACCTACGGGCAAGAGGCGGAAGCGCTCGCAAACAAGCTCGCCGCCGTGATTGGCCCCATCATCGCGCCGCACACGCAAGCGGCTTCGCTGATCGCCTATGCGTCGCTGATCGCCAACGCGCTCAACAACCCGCCGGAGGGCCGCGCGCCGCGCGCTATGGACGTCATCGCGTTGGAGGTGCTGCGCCTCTTGTGCGACCGTCGCCACGACTTCCCGTCGACGCCACCCCACACCAATTAACCGCGCAGCCGCGCGGCTTTCTGCCTTCCTTTCCCCCTAATCCTTGACAAACACTATGGGATTTGCTGCGCTTATGGGGGAGGCAACAACCCATGGCGAAGCCCCGACGTGACAATTTCATCCCCGGCATCGTGCACGGGGATGTGAGCCCGCCCGGTTGGGAAGGTACAACCGAGGCGATGAAAGCACATTCCGAGATCAGCAACCCTTTCGCGCTCGCGTGGTGGATGAGCGAAGAGGGATACAGCCCGCACGACGCGCTCAACAAAGACGTACTCGACGCCGCGTGCGAGATGTTCAACCGCGCCGGCCACAATGACGGCACGCCGTACGCTTCGGCGGGTGCGAAGGCGGGCAACGAAGGCCCCGCGAATAGCTGGGAAGCGCAGACGGAAAACCTCGAAGAGATCCCCGAACACGAAGATACGAACGCGCTCGCAGGGCCGGGCGCAATGGGAGGCCATGACATGAATTTCGGTAAGGACGACAGCGACGAAATGCTCTTGGACGAATCGGAGCGCGCGACGGGCGCGGTGTATCCCGAAGGCGGGGTGTATCCGCTCGGACCGTCGGCGGGGCCCGGCGGCGCAGACTTCGGCGTGCATGGCACGATCAGCGACGTGCCCCCGGAGACGGAGAATCACGGCGAGACGCCGATCAGCGTCGAGGGCGAGGAGACCAACGACGAGGACGAAAGCGCCGATCCCGACGAGGACGGAGACGAACACACCGACGATGACGACGACGAAGCGGAGCATTGCGATGATGACGACGATGATGATGCGCACGCGGATGACGATGACGACGAAGCGCGGCGCGACGAGTAAGGCCCGCGTGTAGTACCCCGCCCGTGCTCTCCCCCGCCGACAGTCATTTCTATCAGCAAGCCCAAGCCAGCGACGAAGCGCTAGATGTTGAATGTGTGCGACGCGGAGGCTTATGGGCCTTCGTGCAACTGGCGTGGCCGGAGGTTGAACCGGATGAACTCGTGCCGTCATGGCACATGGAAGAGATCTGTAAGCACCTCGAAAGGGTGAGCGACGGGAGTTGCCGACGGCTCATCATCACGATCCCGCCCGGGTGCACGAAGTCGACGATCGTTAGCGTGCTGTGGCCTGTGTGGGATTGGATCGCGCATCCCAAACGGAAGTGGATGCATGCGACCTTCGATCAAACCCTCATGTTCCGCGACTCGGGGCGCGCGCGCAAACTTGTGCGCTCCGCATGGTTTCAAGCTCGCTGGGGCCGCGTCTCCGTCGCTGACGGCAAAGACGATCAGACCACACAAACGGTGTGGAGCACGAACAAAGGCGGGCGCCGTTTCAGCTGCACTGTGGCGGGCAAGGCTACCGGGTGGCACGCGGAGATCCAAGTTGTCGACGATCCTACGAAGCCCGCCGATATCAAACTCGATCCCGAGACGGCAGCCGCCGCGCTAGAGCGCACGTGGCAATGGTGGCGCGGCACCATGGCCAGCCGCCGATCCAATCCTAAGAAGTTCGCCCGCGTCATTATCATGCAGCGGCTCCACGAGCTTGATCTCGTGGGGCGCATCTTGGAAGAAAGCCCCGGCGAGTATGTGCACCTCAACCTCCCTATGGAGTTCGAACCGGAGCACGCTTGCAAGACGCCATGGGGCGGCGATCGGCGCACAGTCGAGGGTGAGCTACTCGTGCCGTCGCGCTTCGATGCTGCGGCCGTGGCGGAGGCGAAGAGGGATCTAGGCTCGCAGCACGCGGCAGCGCAGCTGCAACAGCGTCCCACCCCCGGCGAAGGTAACATCTTCAAGCGCGATTGGTTTACGGAGCGGTGGGAGACACTCGTAATCAAAAAGACGTGGACGATCGTCATCAGTGCCGATTGTACCTTTAAGGATTCGAAAAGCTCCGATTACGTGGCGCTCCACGTGTGGGCTTATGACGGCGCTAAATACTATTTGATTGATCGAATCTGCGATCAGCTCGGATTGCCCGCCACCATCCGGTGCTTGCTCACGCTCATAGAGCGATGGCCCCGCGCGCGTTCGAAGCTGATAGAAGACAAGGCCAACGGGCCCGCCGTGGAGCAAGTGCTACGCGGCAAGGTGAGCGGGATCCTCATGGTGGAACCCGAAGGCGGCAAGGTCGCGCGCGCGAACGCGGTGAGCCCGCTTGCGGAGGCCCGCGATGTGGTGTTCCCCGCGACGCATGCTGTGCTGCGACTCGAGAATGGAACGGTGTTAACCTACGAATGGATTGACGAAATGGTGGAAACGGTGTGCGCTTTCCCGTTCGCGCGGCATGATGACGACGTGGACGCGATGACGCAAGCCCTGATACATCTTCACGATCACATCGGTCCGCGGGACCTTAAAGCAATGGCTCGCATTCGTAGCGGTGAGACTGCTGCGTTACTGGGCCTCGGGAGGTAAGTGTAATGGCTTCGTGGGCGCAAAAGCTGCTCAAACTGGGAAACGATGCGCAAGCGCAGTTTAGAACGCGCATGGACGGATGGGCTAACGCTCTAACGGGGCTGGCTACCAACCGTGACAAGACTACTTACACGGTCCCCTTTCTACCCAATCCACTCACGCCGATCGAATTGGAAGGGATGTACCACGGCGATGATATCGCCGCGCGCATCGTCTCCGCCGTCCCTGACGAGGCTTTCCGCGAGGGATTCACCGTCATCAGCAAAGCGGCGCAAGCGGAGGTGAACGAGTTTCTTGATCGCAACCCGTCAGCCAAGTTCGATGATCTACGCACCATCGCCCGCGCCGCGATGAAGAAAGAATCGGCGACGGTGCAGCAGCAAGCCAACGAACTCCAGAAAGCATGCGACACGCACGGCTTAGTGCAGAAAGCACGCGAGGCCATGACGTGGGGGCGGCTGTATGGGCTCGGGGCGATCCTCATCGGCGCCGATGATGGGCGCGAGCCGTGGGAGCCGCTCGATCGCGAAGCCGTGCGTAGCATCGATTACATGACGGTGCTGGACAAGAGGGATCTCACTCCGTGGCGTTGGTACGCCGATGTGCAAGCGCCGAAGTTCTCCGACGTGGCTATCTACCTCTTGCAACCCGTCGGCGTGTACGTGGGCGCTCCGTATGACGTTTTCAATACGGCACAAGTGCTGTTGGTGCACGAGTCGCGCATGATCCGTTTTGGCGGCGAGCTGACGTCCAAGCGCCTCCGCCTCGGTAACCAAGGCACCGATTACAGCGTGTTGCAGAAATGCTACCGCGCGTTACAGTTGGTCAACGACAATTGGCAGAGTGCGGCAGCGCTGCTAAGCGATGCGAGCCAAGCGGTTTTCAAGATCCGCGGGCTCATCCAAATGATCGCCGCCAACAGCGACGACATGATCACCCGCTTCCAGTTCATGGATTTGGTACGCAGTACCTTCCGCGCCATCCTCTTGGACGCGGGCGATCAGACGGGCGACGCGGAGACATTCGAACGCGTCGCCACTCCTTTCGAAGGCATCCCGCAAATGTTGGATGCGACGTGGACGCGTGCGAGCGCTGCCGCGCGCATGCCGAAACAGATCCTACTGGGGGAGCCGCCGGGAGGCTTGAACGCAGGCGGGACGGCAGACGCGAACGTGCGTTGGTGGTACGACACGGTGCGGGCGACACAGAATCAGAGCATCAAGCCGCAGATCGAGTATTACTTGTACCTCGAAGCCACCGCCCGTAACTATCCAAATCCGACCGATTGGAGCGTGCTGTTTCCGCCGCTGTGGCAGCTCACCGCCAAGGAAGAGGCGGAAATGCATGCGGCGCAGTCCAACGCCGACAAGAACTACGCCGATATGGGTTGGCTCACGCCGGAAGAGGGCGCGCTGTCGCGCTTCGGTGGGGGCAAATTCAGCCTCGAAACAAAGATCGACACAGCCACCCGCAAGCGCACGATGGCGACGACGCTTGCCGCCATGGAGCAAGAGGCGGCAAATGATCTCGGGCGCGCGCAAGATCCCGCGCCTACTCCGGGCCTCGCCGCGGAAGCGGAGGCGCAAACGGCGCAGCAACCCCCCGAGCCAATCCCCCCGATCACTAATCAGAGCTAACAGGAGGATTACCCCATGCCTCGTGCACTTGGATATGCAGCGACGTCAGCAACCACGGAAGCGGCCGTGAACGGCACCACGTACAATGAGCCCGCGTCGGCAACGGCCCTCAGCATGAAGAGCGCTTCGGCCAACGATGCAGCGGCGGGCACCGGCGCGCGCACGGTGAAGATCACCTATTTCACCTTGGCGAGCGACGGCACGATCGCGGGCCCGTTCACGCAGACGGTGACGCTCAACGGTACTACTGCCGTGGTGGTGTCCACTCCCGCCGTGCTGTGGCTGATCGACAAAATGGAGATCCTCACCGCGGGCAGCGGCGGGATCGGCGCGGGCAACATTTCATTGTTCCCGAGCGTCGACGGCACCGGCACTGCGATCGC